GTCTTAGATTTTTTTCATGTAAGGGATCTATTATTTTTTTTTTGAATGAAAAGTTTGAAATATAATTATTGTCTTTACTGCAATAAGAAAAATTTTCCATGCGATTTCCCCTTGCTTTTTCAATATGTAATCTATTGCATATGTTTTTTATATAATTGAAACTTCTCGCATTTACATATTCTACATATATTTGCAAATGAGGTGTATTGCTTTCGCCGACTTCTTTACCAATAATATATTTACAATTTGTGTCATCAAATATGTTTAATATGTGTTTGTGTTCTTCTTCCGTATAATTATTTAGTGTTAAACACCATCGCCTAGCGCGATTAGAGTGAAGTTTAGTATTACCTTCACTCTGTGTTTCACTGTGTCTGACTGTGTCAGACATTATTATAAAATAATAATTATTTTTTTTTTGTTTTCATATGTATAATATGATAAACAGATATCGTCGGTCAGGACCGGCCGTAAGGTATAGCGTACCAGCTGTCGCGGGGGGATATGCCTATCAGTATGGCCCACAAGTAGTTCGCTACGGAGCTCAAAGAGCCAGGCAATATGCGAACCGTGCATTAGGATATGCAAACCGACAGGTTGCTCAGTACAAAGCAAGACCGACAGGTAAAGCTGTTGTTAAAGCACCACCATTACCTCCGGCGAGGAAGCCGAAGAGTCTAAAGCAGCAAGTTAAGAGCCTAGCGAAGATGGCTAACGCGGATGTTGGAACTCATACTGAACGATTTAGATCGACTCATCGTTTTTTAGTAGGAGCAGTAAATGAGTCAGCTTTTTCAGGCGTGGATATGTGTAATATATCTAAATTGGAGACTGTATTAAGCCATTTACAGTATTATGATCCAGCCGCTCCTAGTACATTAGTTACTGCCAGTGCTTTGACTGGTACTTATAAGAAGAGGTTTTTAGTTCAATCAATTAGTCATAAGGTTATAATTAGAAATAATTATCAAGTTCCTATTAGACTTAAATTGTATATTGCTGTTCCAAAAAAAGATCACAGTCAGGATATTGCCAGTGCATTTACGACTGGGATAGCTGACATCGGAAGCTTAACAGCAACATCACCATTGGTATATCCAACGGATAGTAATCAATTAACTAATTTGTATAAATTTGTAAAAAGTGTATCTATCGTCCTGGCTCCAGGTAAGGAAAGGGTCATGTATCATAAAACATCACCATTTGAATATGATCCGAGTTTTGTAGATACACATAGCGATACATATCAGGCAAGATATGGAGCTTCAACTTTTGCCATTCGGGTTGAAGGAGTTTTAGGTCACGATACTTCGGCCGATCAGCAGACAACTATGTTGGGGGGAGTTGATGTTGAATTAAATTCAACTTATAAAATTAAATACCCTGCTGGAGCAAAAATAGAATATATATATTTGAGTAATAATGCAGATGCAACGTTTACTAACGGCGGTGTATGCACCAATATGCCAATTTCGGACAATCAGGCTTATAGTGTCTCATAAATGGTAGTTTATGTCTAGCGGATTTATGTCTAGCGGATTTATGTCTAGCGGATTTTATGTCTAGCGGATTTACACTGGTGTAAAAATATTGATGATCATTTTTTTTGATATGGAACAAATTTCACAGACACCCGCCCTCCCCGCTACCCTCTCAGAGGGGCGGGGGGGTGTGAAATTGTAAGGCTTTACAATTACGAAGTAATTGTAAAACGCGCAGGTTGTCTAGAGGCAACGGATGTTGCCGGCAGACAACCGAAAGCAATGTTGATTTTAATTTAGTTTTTATCTAATGGTAGTATCTGCCCATTTATTTTTTTAATTATCCATCTGTCAGTTGATAATTTATTTTTTTCGGGTTCAAAGTTAGCTAAACAGATAATAGTTGGACTGTTAAAAATACACATACCGGACTCATATTTAGTGTTATAGAATATTCCGTCTTTAATAGATTCCAATGCTTCATAGCTAATAAAGTTTTCAACACTTCTTGTAAAATGAAATATACATAATTCTAATTCATTTTCTTCATTTTGTAAAAAAGAGTAAACGCCGTATTTTATATCGGAACCTTTACCGTTCATAAATAATATTTTATTTGGATACTTTATGCATAAATGTTTGGCGAGTGCCGTTTTTCCTACATTTCCATCTGGTTCCCAATACCAATGTATTTTTCTATCATCTTGCAAATTTTTTTTGAATATATTTATAATTTCTTCTTGGAAAGGTCTTAGATTTTTTTCATGTAAGGGATCTATTATTTTTTTTTTGAATGAAAAGTT